TTGAACTTGTAGTCACAATGCCTTGCCAGCAGCTCTTCCTCAGTCAATGTCCAGCCAAGCTTCTCCGACATGTACTTCAGCATTTCCGACATATCGCACAACAAGAAGCCTGTCCATGCAGATACAATCGCTTTTTCCCGTGTAGTCATTGTTTCACTCTCCTCAAATCATGTCGATGTCGAAGGTGTAGTCTGAAATCAGTTTCTTGCGCTCGTCTGCCTTGTCTCCATTGAGCCAGTTGTCAATGTACGCCTGACCTTCCTTGTCCAACTTGAACGTCTGGATGAACTGCTCCACGCCACCATTCTCGTTGAACAACTTGATGAACATGTCCTTCGGGAACGAACCCAATCCCTTGTAGTACTGGATTGCGAACTTGGACATGTCGTTCTCAGACTCGAACTTCTTGAACTCGGCCAGGTCAAAGAACATCTTGTGAACCTTCGTCATTCCCTTGTCCTTGAACACGATTGCAAGCGGCGTCCTCAGTCGGCAAACCATGCCCTTGTCAAACATCCATGGTGCGAACTTCATGAACCACCCAAGGTAGATTGAGGAAATGTGGATGCCATCGGCATCGGCGTCTGATGTTATGACAAACTTCTTGAAGTTCAGCATCTGCTCCTTTGGATTGGTTATGTCCAGTCCAAGAATCGTGATGATGTCGCTGAATTCCTGGTTCTTGAGAATCTGGGCGGAAGTCGCGTCATAGGCGTTAATGCCAACTCCACGGGATGCGTAGTAACCAAATCCATTTCTTCCCAAGGCAGCAGACACGCCACCTCTCGCTGACAGACCCTCGCACACCATGAGATAGTCGTTTCCACCAATGGGCTTGATGTACTTGTCCACGGAAATCTTCACCTTGGACTTTCCAGCCTGCTTCAACGCAACGCGCTCCTTGACTTCCTCCTTCAACTTGAATGTCTCAACAATTGGGTCAAGTATGTATTCGTTCTTCAAAATTGACTTTGCCAACTTCTCCCAATCAACCGAATCTCCAAAGTATTTCGTGATTTCAGATGGAAGGTTGGTCAATGTCTCCTTGGTCTGGGAGTCAAACTTCAGATTGGGGAAGTCACGCAGGAACACAACCATGCTCAATCGATTCTTGATGTCGGCAGGCTTGATTGTCTTGTACTTCCTTGACAGCTTTTCCCTCACTGGCGCAACCACCTTGTCAACGATGTAGTCAATGTGGGAACCACCACGGGTCAATGCAAGTCCATCAACGTAGGTGAAGAAGTTGAACTCGTCGGACTCGTTGGGGTAGATTCCAATGAAACCCCTGTCAAACACCTGAAAGGTGATGTGTTCGCTGAACAAGTTGAGGAATGTCTTGTCGTTCACATTCACCAGCTTGCCATTGAGTGAGAACTTAATGCCAGGAAAGGTTATGCCAAGGCAAATCAACCTTTGGCGCATCAACTCAACATATACTGAATCTATTTTCTCAATGCCAAACCTTGCAAAGTCTGGCACGAACTTGATTCTGACTCCACGTTCCTTTGATTCAGAAACCTCGGTCTCCACGGTCTCAAGATTGTTCTTTGCCACCACCTTGCACAATTTATTGCCATCGTCAGAGATTCCAACGAACTTCTTGCTGAAAATTGAAGTGCATTTTGAACCCAGACCATGTGAGCCAACGGTTGTCTTGTCGTCGCTGTCCTTGAAATTTGAACCCGAGAACAATCGCGTCCATGCAATCTCTGGAAGATATGTCTCGGAAATCTTCTGCTTCTCCTCATCGGACATTCTGTTGTCGGTAATGTCCTTCAACTCCTTACGTATAACTGGAATGCCTGGGCCGTTGTCCTCAATGTAGACCCAACCCTCGTCAATGACAACCTTCACCTTGCCCTTGGCATTCTGGTATTTCACAAGGCTGTCTACACTGTTATCCAATATCTCATCAATGATTTTTCGGAACGCCGGAATGTACGAAACTTCCTTGTATTCCACACCATCTTTGTCAATAATAAACATCTTCTGAGTCAATGGCTGCATTGAGCCGACCCACATCCCAGGACGCAACAACACCTGTTGCACTCCACTCAGCGCCTCAAAGTCTTTTTCCTGTTTTGTCTTCATAGTCCAATATTATACCCAGTTAAGAGGTATGTTGATTATTTACGCCAATCTTCCACATATTATACCACATTTGGGTTGCCATGTAAACTCGGATTCAATCTAACTTGTATGCGTTGAGCATGGCAGTTATCAAATCCGCGTCAATGTTGGTCTGCCCATCGTTTGACTCGGTGATGAACACATATCCATTCTCCTCCACGTACATGACCTTGTGCGTGAATGACATCTGATGCATGAACTCCACGAACTCGTCAATGTCCCTGTCATGGTAGTCGGTGAATCCAAACTGGCGTATGCCAAATGGATGCCCATTCTTGAACTGAACGTCGTACACACGAAGCACCGAGTTCTGACGATTCCAATTGGACGCCCGTTTCTTCATGATTTCCACAGGCATTCCGTTCTTGCACTCAATGTCAAGAATCTCAGTAGTCAAACTGATTGGGATATAGGTTATCCTGTTGATGTTCTCCATGATTTTCCACATGTCATTTTGCTTCCAATTCCAAAGTGAAGTCGACTTTAGTGAATTTCACACGCATCCGCTCCTTCATCCTCTCAACGAACCTCTCCATTATCGTCGCGTCAATGTTCAAATCCTTGGGGTCTGTGGTCTGCTTCACCCAGACAGTCCCATTGTGCAGTTTCACGATTCCATGGAGGTCTGCAAGGTTGGCAAGTTCAACCATGAACCAGTCAATGTCCTCCCTCTCAAAGAGAGCATGGGTCTTTGACTCGAAATGCGTTGGCTTCCCATCTGTATATATCAACTTGTTTATGCCGACTGTGTGCTGCCAGCGATTCCCCCAGTTCTTGAGTTGCATCTTCAGACGCCGCTTGGAGAGGAAGTTCCATTTCTCAGCCTGCTTCGCAAGGACTTCCGGAAGTTCCATCGGTCCAGATTGCCCTTCATGAACCATTGATGGGAAAACACGCCTCACCATTGGCATCATTATGGAAGGAACTCCCAGTTGCAGTTGCGACATGACATCCATTTCAACGTCTCCACCCAAGGTTCAAGATGAAGTCCAAAAACTCGGAATCAATGTTCGTTTGGTGGTCTTTGGATTCAGTTATGTAAATCGTTCCAGTATAGGTTGCGAACATGAGCCTGTGGGTGAGGGAAAAATTGGCAAGGGCCGTCACTGCACTTTCAACCATCCTCCTACGATCTATGTAGAAAAAGGGCATAGTCTTGCAGATGGTTGGAGTACCATCCTTGAATACGATGTCACGTATCGTCAAATGCTCGTGGTTGAGCGCGGCGATGTCGATATTCCTGCGCATAACCTCCATGTCCATGTTGTCGTTTCCAAGGATGTTCTGCTTCTCGGCAAAATATATACGCGAATCCCATCCACCTGTTTCAAGTCCCTCATCCATTGTTGTCATCCTCCCCAATCCTGTCAAGGAACGTCCCAATCACGTCGGCATCAATGTTCGTGGTGTGATGTGCGGTTTCAGCAACAGCAACCTCATTGATTCCAAGAATGTCGGTGAAGAACCAGAGAATGGCATACCCCATTGACATGTCCATCATGTCAGACGCGAACTTGTCCTTGTCGTTCGGAAAAACGTAGTCAATCTCCTGCTTCCGCAACTCCCCATCAATATAGACAATGTTCTTGAGCCTGAGAAGTCTCTTTGAAAAATCCATGCGATTGACTTCCTTGATTATGTCTGGCTTTTGCATGAACTTTGCATTGTTGGCCATGTTGCGCTCCGACAAAGTGAGTCCAAACAAAAGCCCACCCTCTCGTATATTCTGCTCAAAAACCACTTTGTGTGTCTCTCCCACCAACCCTCTCAGGAATCGTACTCTTCGTAGGTGATGTACTTCTCCGAATCACCAGGCTTCTCGTTGTCCTCAAAAGTCCCCCACTTCATGACGCAACCAGCAAGACCAGAGTTAATCCACGCTGGATAGCTCCAAAAGAGGTATGCGTCACGGATGAACTCGGCATTGGTGTCAATGAACAGCGCTCGGTCGCTCTCAGACCCAACGTCCTCCTTGCGTTCGGCCAAATCCACAATGCGCTTCGCGTTAAATACGGCAACCTCGCGGGGCGTAGGAGGACGCACAGGCTTCTTTGAAAGAAAGGCGTCCCAACAGTTCAAGATGTAGTTGAGAAAGCACCCATAGTCCTCATGATAATGCGCGTTCAACCACCGGAGGTACTGATACGCCTCGGGGTTGTTGACGGGCAGACGGGTGTTGTGAAGATCCTTGTCCTTCATGTACTCCAGGAAGTCCATGAAGTTAGCACCCTTGATTTCAATGTACTCAGGGTCGTACTTGTCGCGGCATTCAACTTCGTTCATTTTCAATTCTCCTTGTTGCTCTCAACAACTCTTGTTGTTCTCAACACGCCAACAGTATACCAAATCCCATTCAGGTTGTCAATACCCCTCGTCAAAACGGCGAAACCCTTGTCTTCTCAATCTTGTAGTCGTCCTTCATCCACTTCAAGCCATCCCAGTCAAAAGGAAGGGAGAAGAACTCCAGCAATTCCTTGTTTTCCTTCATGCCCTTGAGCAGATAGTCCTTGCCGAGATAGATGGCGAGAAACAGGTCATACGGCTCAAAGGTTGTCTCCAAAAGATTCATCTCGAACACGATTTCCTCAAATGACATCCTGTCCTCGTTGCGCGTTTCAAGGTAGCCAGACACGCTAACCTTGTCCGAAAGAGATTCCGGAATCAACTTGTAGAATGAAGCCTTGACTGTCGCCTGCAACACGGTTGACTCGCAATATCCACCATCGAATTCAAGAACATCAAGTACCCAGTTGAAGATTTCCGTCTGGTTCAACACAAGGAGCTGACGAAGAAGCCCACCGAGAATGTCCCCATATACAGAATAAGTCACACTGGGGTCAGGGGTTCTTGACCCACGCAAAGCCCTTGAATCAGAAAACGCCCCATCAAATCCCTTGAGAAGAATGAATTGGGCTGTAGGATTCAAGTTTAGGAACGTTGACGCCTGAAATGCCGACAACGCAAGGAACGAACGAGAAATGAACTTGGCGGCATCCACTGTGCTTACCACCTTGGTCTGACAGTCTCCTACCTCCTTGTTCAGCCATTCAACAAGGTTGGTTTCGCAAGTATAGAACTTGTCCTCGCCATATACCCCTTCCCAACCAGACCTGATGAACTTAACCACGTCCACGCGCCCATGGAACCTGTCCTTCAATTCCTGAAGGAGTCCTTTGTTCTCTGTGGCAATGGAGAAGGTGGCAAGCGAGTTCAAGGCGAAAAGGAAATCGGTCTCGCGCAAATCGTCAATGTGCTTCACAAGGAATGGGTCAACCCTATAGGGATGCCGGCCTAGGTCATAGAGGTCATACGCCATTGCCGAATGCTTGTAGATGTCCGGAATGTCCCTCTCATGCTGCTTCAAGAACTGGACGATAGTTTCAAGTTCAGAACCATCCAATATCAGCTCGTCAAGAACCCTTGACAGCTTCACTTGGTCAGATATTGAGTTATCGTAGTTCATCTATCCTCTCTGCTCCTTGTTTTCATCGCCCTTACAGTATACCAAAATCCGATTGATCTGTCAAGGGGCCAAAACCCAAGCCAAAATGGGTATAATTGAACTGGAGGACCGTATGATAGACTTTGAAGACGATATACTTGACAATGGCAAAAACGAGGATTCCAACTCAATTCAGAAAACAGAAGACATGCTCTGGGTCAACAAGTACAGACCTCGATCATTGGATCATTTCTGCCTTGAATCCCAGTTGAAGAAGAAGTTTGAATCCTGGATTGAAAAAGACGACATCCAAAGTTGCTGTTTGATTGGTGGACCGGGGATTGGAAAGACAACCCTTGCCCTCATTCTGGCGAACTCGGCAAAGGACAACGACATCCTGTTCATCCCATGCGCAATCGAGGGAAAGGTTGAGACAATCCAATCCAAGATCATCCCATTCTGCCAGAGCGCGTCAAAGGGCAAGAAGATAATCATACTTGACGAACTTGACTCGGCATCCTCAACGCAGGCGAACTCCTTCCAGAAGTCCCTGAGAAACACCATTGAAATTTACAAGGACTGCCGATGGATTGCCACTGCAAACTATGGACAGAACATAATCTCCCCAATCTGCCCCTCAAGGCTCATTCCCTTCAACCTTTCGTTCTCGGTGTCAGACATGATTTCCAACCTGCTCTATATCCTTGGACAGGAAAACGTGAATATAGCAAGCGAAACTGCAAAGACAAAGCAGTTCCTCGGGAACCTCATCAAGTCCTATTATCCTGACATGAGGGCAGTAGTTGGCTTCCTCCAGTCGGCTTGCGTTTCTGGCACGTTGGACGTTGACGAAGTTCTCATTGATAACAAGGAGGCGATAAGGCTTGCGCTTGTCAACTTCCTGGAAATCGTGGAGAACTCCGATACGCCATTGAACATGAGAAAAGCATATAACAACGCCGTGCTTTCGTTCGGGAACAATGGAGCGTTGGCTTCACTCTGCTCGCCATACGGACTCGCTGTAAATCTGTTCAACTTCATCATTGACACCAAGAATGTGGATACTGAAGACCTCATGGATTTGGTTGAACGCCTCTACAAGATTGAGCATTCTGTTGACCAGGAAACCATGTTGTTCGGATTTCTTCTCAAAATCAAGACTCTTGATCTTAAGAATCATGTATAATTAAATTGCCTAAAAGAGAAAAGAAGAACCGTGGATGCTGGGTGGCAACCACGGTTTCTTCGTCTTCAATAATCAACACAAGTGCATTACATGGAGACAATTCCGGTTTCGTATCTTCCACCAAAACCAGGACGGATGAGCTTGTATCTTCCACCTCCAATCTCGTATATGAAATCGGAGTAGCCCGGGCTGCCCTCCCATTCACCGGTTCCAGCACGAAGGTGTTTCTGAATCAATCTTTCTGCCTGCTCCTGTGGAATCTCCTTAAGCGTCTTTGGGATTGCTTCATTCACCGCGAAAGACCGCGTTTCATCTGTAGATTCCTTGAACTTCGACAATTCCTCCAGATGGTCAAACAAAACCGACATCAAAATATAGGTTTGTTCTTTATCAAGCGCATCTCCTTCATAAAGTCCCTCCAAAATATCAAAGCAATACTTAAAATCCTATTCCTTTTCCTCTAGTTTCTTTTGCTATCCATTGTCGCCATCAAGTTCCAAGAATCTTTCGTGAATAAGTTCAGAGGCAGCGTCCATACCAATTTCGTCATTTGAACCATTCTAACCGTCTCCAACTTCACGCAATCCCCATTTGTCGTCAGGATGGCTTCTAAAAGGTATATCATCCAATGAATCTTCCTTGAACATCAGCACCTTCCCTTTGTTTGTCTTGAAAAGTCTGCCGGATTCGGAGACATATTCAAGTTCACCGTATTTGTTCTTGAAGTACCTGGACTTGCTGAACTGCTCTTTCGTTATGTTAAGTTTCTTCATTTCAATTTTCCTCATTGGTTAAAATCACATTCCAAGGTGGCAGATTGCAACTTCATCCTGGAATCTGTCCCAATCTTCCTCTCCCCAATCATCCATGTCCTCGGGATATGCGTCCTTGTCAACATAATCCCATTCAGAACCATCGCGGCAGAAATCATAAGCCTCGTCCTTGATGTTCCCACACATTATCCAAAGAACGTACTTGTCAACATCCTCTGGTCCAATGTCGTCAAGACCATACTCCTGAAGATAACTCATCCCCTTCTCGGTTGGGGCGTGGAAATTCAACTCGTTCACCCAATAGTCAACCTCATCGTCAACGCTCCCCCCACCTGAGCAATCCAAGATGCACTCCATTGGAAGATGCTTCTTCATGTCGCCATGGCTGTCGAACCACTCGGTCTCTTCCTCTGATTCCTTGACGAACTTGTTTCCAAACCTTTTTCTGGATTCAGGAACATACTCAACGTCAGTGGCATCCAACTGCCCAGCAAGGACGGCCTTGATGTCGTCAATGGTTTCGTCAAGGTCGTTTGCGTGGGAGTCAAGCCTTGCGAAAAGGAAAGTCTCGCCAACTGCGTCCCTTATCGTATCTGCCGCATCGTCCAGTAGACTCTTTGCCTTGATTGCCGCTTCCAACGCCTGATTAATCAATGATTCCTCGTCACTGGAAAAACTTCTTTCCTTGATGATTCTTCTTTTCATTTTCGTATTTCCTCTTGTAGATTCCTGTACCATGTCAATATTGAATATCCGCTTGATGTTCTCCTGCGCCTCCTCTGGCGTGTCCCACCAATTGGATGACTTGTCCCTCAAAGTTCCATCCTTTGACAGACCATACACCTGATAGCCATATCTCTTCTCACCGGCAACCTTGAACACCTTTGGCTTCATCACGGAAACCCACCCGCGGTTGTCCTCCATCCACGCAAACCCGTATTTTGGATTGAGTATCCATTGGTTGGTATGTACCGTGTCAACATTGTCCTGGATTTTATGGACATACTCGGCAGCTTTCCCAGAATATGGCGACCAATGTCCTTCTGTGAATATTCTCTTCATCTTCGTGTTGTCCTCTGTCAAATCTGGTCTGTTGTTGTCTCTGGAAGCGCAACGTCTGCGTCCACCATTGTCTCAAAATCGTATCCAGGATTTCCAAGGTCGCTTCTCATGAAGCTGATTGTCACTGCGGTTGGGGTCGCCTCGCATCCACATTCCATGTTATACTTGGTTGCGAATGTTCCAAGATACCTGAACAGTTTTTCCTTCATGTTGGAAAAGAACATCCTGCTCATCATGCTGTCGTTCTTCTTCAACACGAACTTGTAGGTCGTTTCGCTCAATGTCTCGTTCACCTGAGCAGTCTTGTAATGAGTGAGGAACTCAAGATGGTCAAGCTGGGGCTTCTCAACGCCACATTCCTTCAGGAAGTTGAACTGCTTTGTCCCACGGATTTCGGCGTTCAACTTGGTTATCACCCTCTTGACATCGCGCTTGATGTCGCCTGGGATTGACTCTGGAACCTTCGTTTCGCTGTTCTCGAAATAGGTCACTGGAACCTCCCCGTTCGCATACTTCTCTGTCCTCACAGTCTCAGGAGTCTTCATTCCCTGTCCCATTCTGTAGACATACTCGTATGGGTCAACCTCCTCGATATTCACGAACTCAATCTCGGTGTAGGAGAGTTTCTCAAGGTACTTCCTGCACTGTTCCTCAGCCTTCGCATCTCCATTCCTCTTGATGTACATTGTCAAGTACCTTGGGGAACCGAACTGCATGGCCTTGAACGTGGCAAGCCAGCCCAGACCATGGAACGCACCAGTGTCAGTGGAGTCAATCAGCTTCTTGTCCTTGTCTTTCCCATCGAAAGTCCATCCATCCTTCCTTGTGTCGATGATAACGGGCTTGTCAACGCCATTCTTGTCCTTGTCAAGTTTAGTCCATGCTGGACCACGCCTGTCATCGTTCTTCTGCTTCATCTTCTTGTTGAGTTCGGCAGCCTTCTTCTCGTTATCGTCCTGAACCTTGGTCGTTCCCTCGGTGACTGTCAATGCGTCATCTCCCTGGGTCGCGTCATCCTCTCCATCCTTCACAACAGAATACTTGTAGGAGCTGTACTTCTCAAGGAGGTTGGAATCCGCGTACACGTCCTCAAGCAGACCAAGTTTCACGCTCAGATCGTACAAAGCCTGGATGTAGTGAACATCGTCAAGGTTCATGTTCTCTGGGGTTATCTGGTAAAGGTAAAGGGAAAAGTTGTCCATATCTGGAATCTTCACCAACTGGTCAATCTTGCCAAAGAACTCCTTCTGTTCCTCTTCGTTCAACGTGAAGTTCTCGTCCGAATTGAATGGTCTTGTCACGTTCACGTTATATTGGGACTTTGGATTGTCTTGTGCATCTGTGTTTACCGCATCATCTGGGGCAGGTTCTCCTGCTGCAGGATCTTCTGCTGCGCCAGCATCTCCACCTGCTGCGTCATCCCCTCCCCCACCAAAAGGATCAGCGTCTCCACCACCTGCTGCATCGTCGCCACCACCAACATCGCCACCTGCGTCGGCACCACCAGCATCGTCTCCGCCACCAAATGGGTCTGCATCTCCACCACCTGCATCATCGCCACCACCTGCTGCATCGTCTCCCCCACCACCAAAAGGATCGGCGTCTCCACCTGCGTCACCACCTCCTGCGTCATCGCCACCTGCATCATCGCCATCAGCTTCCTTCACAACCTCTGGTGTTTCCACGCTTGGAGTAGTTTGCTTTGGAACATCAAGTGGTTCCTGCTTCTTTGGAGTCTCGAAAGTTGGAACATCAGGATATGTTGTCACACCATCTGATATTGAACCATCCTGAATATCGTCAATCTTCTCCTTCTCAAAGCCATTGTACTTGTTCATGGAAGCAAGAAGGGACTTGACCTCTTCAAGTGGATCTTTCTTGTCAAGTTCAACAGTGAATCCATTTGGCTCTGGATTCTTGGAAAGTCCATCAATCGAGGACTCCTTCACTGGAGTTGGCTCTACTTTTTTTTTACTGTCTGGCTTCTCGGGCACGTTCTTCACAATGCTCTCCTTGATTATGATGGTCTTGGAATCGGAATCGAAATCGTCATCCATGCCAAAATCGGAAAACTTGAAGCCATTCAACTTGCTCCTGCTTCCAGCAGACTCAACAACAACCTTGCATTCCTTGAAGCCACCCTCCTTCTCAATCTTGGAAGTGGATTCCCTAAAGTCCTTCTTGAACTCGGAATATGCCTGAGAGCCATTTGAGATGTCATACAACTTGAACGTGCCATCTGGACGGATGAACTTGATGTTCTTCACGGACTCATCGTTCATTTCGTTGAAGAACCTCTTGATGGTCTTCCTCTCATATCCTTCCTTCTTGGCAAACAATTCTTCGTTGTTGTAGTTCCATTTGGACTCGAACACTTGTTCCTCCAGTCTCGTAACTCTGGAAGCTAGGTTTCCAACTGCTGCAGTTGGGTTCTTTTGAGCTTGATCAGGAGTTATCTGTTGAGTGTTCCCATTGTTCCCATTGTTCCCGTTGTTATTGTTGCCATTGTTATTGTTGTTCCCATTGTTGTTTCCATTGTTATTGCCATTGTTGTTTCCATTGTTATTGCCATTGTTACCGCTGTTATTGTTGTTCCCATTATTTCCATTGTTGTTCTGGGCATTCTGGGCATCTCCATCCACAGCAGTACCATCTTGGTTCATCTCAAGCGTGGAGTTGTTGCCATCCTTGGTGGTGACATCAACGGACAATGTGATTGGATCCTTGTCTGCCTTCACAATAGCCTTGACTTCGCCATTTACCGTCATTCCATTTTGCTTGCAGGCGTTGACAACATTGGATTGCGCAACTTTCCACGCTTGTGTAATGTCATTTTTCTTGGCTTCTTGAGGGTCGGTGTCAACGGGGATAGTATTTTTCACTTGACCCGTCATGACCTTGTAGCCAAGACCAGTGATACGTCCTTGCTTGTTGAAGTAACCAGCCTCTCTCCACTTTTTGAGTGCATCCTTGGAGAACTGCTTGGTCATCGCGCCGACTATGTTCATGCCCTTCTTGAGTCCATTGAGCGCGTTTCCTATTGCTCCACCCAACTTGCTCAAAAAGCCTTTTTTGTTCTGTCCTGTCTTGGCATCCTTGTTTGACGTGTCGCCTGCCTTGTTGTTTCCATCTGCCTCTGGAACCAATGCGGACTCGAACACCTTAACCTTGTTGTCGGAGGACCAGATGGTGCGTTCAGAACCCTCGAACACCTCAACAAGTTCCTGTTCGATCTTGCCAAACATTGGATCGAACGCCGCATCATATATTGCGTCAACGGCCTCATCTATCTTAAGCGATTTCCCATATACGAATTTCTCGCCATTTTCAATCACCAAAACCTTGTATCTTGGCTTGCTGTTCTCATACGCCTCGTTCAGTGTCTGGATTTCGGAAATATCCTTGTCTATGACTATTCTCATTTTTACCACCTTGTTGAATATTGGTTGTGATACTATTTACAATTTTAGGTCTTCAATCTTGGAATCCGACGACTCCATTTTCTTCTGGTGGGACTTTCTTGATGCCTTTGCGCCTGTTGGAGTTGTCCTTTCGTACCAACACGTCAAGTTGTTCTGCCTAATCCACACGTCATATGGACACAAGAAGAAACCCTTCAATCCCCAGATTGTACCCCAATGGTTCTGTAAAATCAACATCTTGGATTCCTCATCGTACCCACAACACACCAGAGAATGCCCACCAACCACCTGTCCAGATCCACGATACACGAAATTGCTCCCATCTATATCGTATATGTCCTTCGTCACCTTCATGTTGACCGACGCGAAAAGGTTCTGATGTACCGCCCGCTTCAATTGACTGATGTCGCTTCCATTGGATGTCCGTATGGCGTACTGGTTCGTCCAACCAACCAACTCCAATCCCTTCATCATGGCAAGATCGGGAAACGTGCCACCAACGCCCATTCTGCCGTCCATCTGCTTCGCCTTTGCGTAAATCTGGTCGGCATCGAACTGTCTTATCGTTCCAGTGCGCATCCAATTGAGAGATTCCAATATTTGCGCCGCAGTGTACCCACAACACGATGGCTTGCTCCCTTGATAGTCGGTTGGAGAGCAATATTGCCTGTTGTCAATCCTCAATGGAAACGTCATTCCAACAACGTTCTGGTTGCTTGCGTTCTTGAAGTAAGATTCCAATATGGTGTTGTCAATCTGGTACTTGTTCACCATTGACTTGTTTTCTTCCAATGTTCCCATTTCATTCCTCCTCGTTTCTCTGCCCGTCTTCTTCCGTCATTTCAACAATTTTGTCCTCGGCAATCGCGTCCTGCATGAGATCGTACAGACCCTTGAGTACAAAGCCATTCTTCCTCAGTGTTGTGGAATGCTCAAGACCAAGATACATCTTCCCAATGTCAGGCAACCTTGGAACAACATGCCCAACAACAACCTCCACTTGTGGTTGGTTCATGGTGTTGCTGCACTTGATGTCTATGTTCTCCGCGGTTGATCTGAACGAATATCCCATCAATCTGTCTATCGTGTCCATTATCCTGAATCCAGAAGGGATTTTCCATCTCAAGTATATGGTCTCGAAGTTGTACCCACAATCCTTGTCCCACTTGATTGTCAACCTTGGAGTTCCAGAATCCTTGTCGAATTCAAGTTTCATGTACTTGTCGCTCCAATGATCGTAATATGGCTTTCCCTCTGGATTGCGTATTGTCCTTCTCTGGATGTCATATGGACACAGTTCTGGAACCAATCCCAAGTCTATGACATCGCTTGCTATATCAAAGGACAGCTCAACTATTCTGTTGTCATCGTTTGGATTCCAACTGTGGATAATCTTCAATGGTTGGACAACAACAATATCGTCCTTCAATATCCTGAACATGTTGGACTTCACCTTCTTGGGATCATAGCATACCGTGCGTTCAAAGTCGTTGCACACAATCTGCACCTGTTGGGAAGAAGAAGAATTGTCTTCATCCCCCTCTCCCTCTCCTTCCTCTTCCAAGATTGGATCATCTGACACGCATTGGATTTCTTCCGGATCTTGGCATATAATCTCCTTCCCCTCGTTGTTCTTCTTTCCACGCACGATTCTGTCAAGATAGAAAGAGTTTTCCGATATTGTCCACATCACGTCAGAGAACTCTATCCTTACCTTATCGAAAGTCTCATTCTGGATTGAAGCCTTGGTTATGTCAAAGGTTTTCTATATGAGGAACTTTGGCTTGTCGTCGGATATGTTGTGTATCTTGTAGGTGAACAACTTGATTGTCTTCACATCACTCAACATATCGTTGGAGTACGACTTCACCTGTCCATATATTGACAACTCTCCCCCTTCCTTGATTACCTTCATCTTCTTGTCGTCAATTTCATTGTGCGTCTTGTCTTCGGATTCCCTGAACTTGTCTCCAGTGAGGTAGAGGTAGGAATCTGGGATGACAAGCACGTTTGCCTGCTTGGTCACGGAAGAAATGTACTCGAACGGAGACTTGAAGAGGTTTTGGATGTTGAAGTAGAGGTCATAATGCCAATCTCCATGCCCATCTTCCCTTCTGACATAGTTGGTGTATATCTTCAGATAATCGTCAATCTCTCCATCCTCCAGTTGGAGCTTCAACCTGGTTTCATCGGTGAGGTTGTCAAGTTCAAAAACACGGACAGGCGAGGTGGTTTGACCATCTTCTGGTATGTCCACCTCAATCAACTCGTTTTCCTTTCCACCGTCCCTTCCCTCGAGACCATAGTTGAGCACGGCGTCAACAACCAATGGATTGAACGCGCCACAGTCCTTGACCTTGTTTGGATCTTCGCTCTGGTGGATGAAGGTCGAACACTCGTCCAAAATCTGGATATCGTTAAGGTCTTGCAACTTGTTCTTCAACCTCTCGTCTATGAAGAATGGTGGTATCATTGACATGGCATCGGCGAAAGACTCCGACTCCTCGCTTATCTTGAACGCCAGAGAGCCATTCTTGACATAGAGGTAGTCAATGTAGTTCTGTGGCTTGACATCCCTTGTTCTGTGCGCCCATGTGAAGCCACCAATTCCAGGCTTCTTGTAAACAACATCGGATGGGTTGATTCGTTTTCTTGGAAGCATGGATCGCCCATCGCCATCCTCAACATATTGCTTGGACTCATCAATCCACACGTCATTTGGTTTTCCATCGTCTTCCACCCCAGGTTCAAGGGTCTCATATCCATCGTCGGGATAGTCCCTTCCCTGTTGGAGAATCCATTCTCTGTCATGGCTATCCTTGACGAAACAAGGTGGTTTTGACGCAGACGGTTCAATATTCCCACTATTGTCCTTCGTGTACACATCGTCAATGCTGAATTCAAGGTATGGATTTCCTTCCCCATCAAGCGAGGTTGATTGATAACGTCCATCTTCATCAACTTTCAACTTGGTGGAAACGTCAACAACAAGTCCATCGTGCTGAATCTGGTTCTTGTTGCTTGACAACGATCCATAGAAGAACAAGTTGGACGAGCGGTTCAACAGGTGATACTTGGCAAGGTTGTCCACGTTCTTGTGGGAAAACACAACCAATATCTCCCCCGCTGGAATCTCGTTGCACATGTTGTTGATCTTGTCAATCAACTTCAAGTCCGAACCCTGCTTGTTGAACTTTCTGAATCTGACCGTGGGTCTCAATTGCCTCACGAACCTCACATCCTCCCTTTGCTGGTTGGTCTCTGGGTCGATGTCCTTGGTGAAATCGTCAATCCATCTTGGAACCCTGACGATGGAAACAACCATGTCCACGCTCAGTTCAATGGATTCAACCCCACATATGCCATTTCCATATTGAAGTTCCTCTTCCCTTGAATATATCTTGGAGCCATCCGCGCCATATCTGAATGGATTCTGCGTGCCAGTGAACACAACTTGGACATTGACGTGGCGATTGTCCTTTACGGAAGAGGATTGGAACTGTGAAAGGTTGCACTTCACGAAGCCATCCGTGTTCCCCTCCATTTCCCCACCAAGCAAAAATCTTGTCACGGGAGTAGGTGGCAATATGTATCTCTTTTCGTTCTGTATCACCCCTTCGCTTGCCCGAATGATGGACACGCAATATTGATCCAAGACTCTCCGTATCTCCTTGAGCTGCCCATCATCAATCTATCCATTGTCGGGAATCTGGAAGTCCTCAAGAATGGAGAACAAGTCACCATCGTCAACCTTCCACACGCAATCTTGGTTGTCTTCTCCAAAGGTCATCTTTGGATTTGCGTATTCCTTGTACTCGTTCTCGAAATACATGTCGTATGGATAGTTCTCCAACCTTCTTGTCCTTGAGCAACACCATATTCTGTAAACGTCCTCCATCAACTTGGCTGGACACAAGATGGTCTTGCAGTTGTCGGTGATGTCCTCAACCACCATCTTCTCCATGAAGTCGTAGGTCGCAGATATGTTGGCATCGTCAAGACCAAGCAGCTCGAACTGCATATGTTCCTTTTCGGCAAGGAAATCGTTTTTCCAAACATATGCGGTTCCTCCATCGTCCCCCTTCCCATAATTCACAAGGGATTGATACGCGAAATGTGGAATGTAGCCAGCATCGCCAAGTATGTTGTACGCGCTGCCAGAATACCATCCAGACCTGATTGAACTGTTGAACAATACTTCGTTGTCAATGGAGGGCTTCAAGTCCAACACAAGCACGTACTTGTCCATTGAATCGTAGGAATTGAACCTTTCGGCTATGTTTTCGTCCACGTACCTTCTGTCGTCTTTTTCAACGTCTCCCCATCTGGTTTCGTCCGCGGTGAAATATCTCCCCTTCAACATGGATAGTTGCTTGACATTGCTTGAATCCAACTCGTATCTTGTCTTCGCAAGGCAAGAACTCACCTTGAACTTGTCGTGTTCCTGTCCATCCGAAAACACCCCAAGAAGAGCAATCCGCACCTTGTTCATCCCATTGTCGTCATATGGTCCAAACACAACATTGGTGTTCCTGCAAACCTTGACCATGTGTCCAAACGGTCTGGTCTGGTTGTCCAACATTGCGTTCAAGTCAACCCGAAAATCGTATGTCACCGACCTTGGAGAGGAAACGTTGTTCTGGGTCTTGAGCATCTGCGCATGGACGGTGGTCATTCTTACAACCAATATCTGACCACCTTGCTCTTCACAATCGAACCTGTACGTTGGCACAAGGATTGAGCCATCCGCTTGGCAATAGTGATATCTGTCGAACAACATGTCCTGATGCCTTCCAAGATATATGCCACAAGAGGTGAAATTGTACTCGGATGGACTTGTAGAGACGCGCTCGACCGAGAATATGTGTATTGGATTCTTGCCACAGAAGCACTCTGAATACTGACTCCCAATCCCAACAGGGACGTCGTATATTCCATCTTGGTTGTCTTGCAACTCGTACCAAGACGATAACGCCAAGATGTTCGCAGATTGCTCCATGTCGAAGAACACCGGAAGCCTGTTCGCCAAGACCTTGCTTGTTGTTTTCGCAACAAGCCCATATCTTGTCCTCCATTTGTCAAGCACAACCTTGAACATATCGTTGCAATCGTTGTTCGTGTGAGTCAATTGACCCATCTCAATGTTCTGCCCATTCCTGTATCTCGTATCGAACTCCGCGTCCCCAGTATCCTCATCATACCACACGTCCAGCGCGGGAATGGCTATTGGATTGGATTTCCACCGTATCCACAATTCGCAAGGCTTGACAAGATTGTTGTCGCAGAATGGAACTTCCTTGTTTTCGTTCCCACTGTTGTCTTGAAGATGGTTCTGCGAAATCTGAAGATCAACGAGATATTGGCTTGATTCAATTTCATCTGCCTTGAAGGTGGAGACCAACATCAAGGAGTTCCCACGGATGTCAAGGCAATACTTCACGATTGGATACTCGGTGGAAATCAGTTCCTTGATTCTGTCCCTCCAATACCACAACTGCATCGCAATCTTCTGGTATTCGGAACGTGTGTAGTTGAGATGCGAATACCACTTGATGTAGAAGGAATCAACTGAGTCTCCATCAAATTGGGTCTTCTCCTCCTGCCAGTAGATTGAGTATATCGCAGCCATGAACTTGTCATCATCGGCAAATGCACCATCAACCCTATGCTCGAAGAAATCTTCTGTGATGGAGAAATTGGTGGACTGTCCAAGAAGGGCAAGGAACTCCCTTGCCGCGTCTGGATAGAACAGACCATCGTACCCAGTCAACTGGCTGATGGTTCCATTGTCATCGTCAAGATGCTCGCTCTTCACCACAGCCTCGTACCTTGTGGTGTATCCTGTCAAGTCCATCACGTTGTACTTCCAGAAGTTCCTGCACTCGCCATATTCCCCAAACAGCTCGTTGAACTTGACCTTTGACATCATGAGATCTTCCATGTCGGAATTCGCATAGTCCTTGTAGCCATTGACTATTATGTTGTTCAACTTGTTCCACAGCTTCAGGTTGTACATGAATGGATGCAGGACATGGGACGAATAGTCGGTATTCTTCCAATAGAACAATCTGTTGTTCATGTAGTCGTATATGCCCTGCCCAAGGAAATCGTCCTGCTCCTCCCCAAAATACTCAAGGAATTGCCTCTCTTGGTTTTTCCTCAACTCCGTGTTCTGTTGCACGGCAATGCGTTCCTCCTTCATGTACCCATAATCGTCCTCGGACTTTTTGATTATATCGTCAATGGGATTTTCCAATTGCCCATCTTTCCTTGAAATTGGATTGGCCCCAACCTTGAACAAGTCAACGAGAAAATCGCATATGTAATCGTAGTCCCTTGGCTTATGTGGCTGCAATCTTCCCATGCCCAGGACATCCTTGTAGAATTGCCTTATCTGACCCTTGGTGAAGACTCCGATGGAATCGCCATAATCCATTCCCTCCAACTGCTCCCAATATCTCGCGTTCGTCCTCTCCGTGAACCTCACATCCTCGGTTGGCTCTATGTTGAAGTATTCGTTATCGTCCTCGTATTCAAGAACCTTCACGTTTCCATGGTTCCTGAATTGACCACCAATGTCCCAACCAAACCTCAACGGAGGCAAATCCCCATTGCTTTCATCTTGTTCCAACAGAAAATCCCTGACATTTGGCAACTCCTTCACCAGATAATCGTTGACCATATGGACAAGCAACGCCGAAGTTCCCCTTATGGCATGCTTCTGGGAAATGGTCTTCATGTTTTCCCTCACCATCTGTATGTTGAACACGTACTTGGCAAGGAACTTTGCCACCTTCAGTATCATGTTGTAGTCAATTGCGACCTTTCCAGTGGAAACGTCCTCCACCACATGCTTTCCATCCTTGCAGAAAATCTGGACAACTCTTGTGCATCCCCTGTCCGAGGAAAGTTCCTGCATGAACTTGTTGGACTGCGTGGCATAAGTCATCTCGTTGTTGAACGAATTCAGATTGTTCATCACGAACATCACCATCTTCACGTATTCGCAAAACTCAAGTTCCTTGTAGTAGGCGTATTTTGTGGATTCGTCGGAGGAAAACGTCCTCTCCTCGTAATCGTACTTTGTCCTTGAATGGTACTCCATGACGCGGCCAATCAAGTCTAGTTCGTCTTGGGACAACTTGCTTGTTGGATTCAGACCATTGAAGTAGATATCGTCAGCCAACTTGAAAGGATTGAACTTGGAGGACATCTTCTTTGTCGCTTTCGTGGTGTGGACAATGCCATACATGTCCATTCCTTCCTAATTCCAAGGATGCTCTATCTCGTTTGAAATGTACTTGTCAACCCATGTCTTGTACTCGTCAATCCTCGACAACACGTTGTCTTGTATCTTCCTCTCCTCATGGAGCATGTTGAACACGATTGGTTGCTCGTCCTCGCCTTGGTTCAATCCAGAGTTGTATTTCGCCTCCAAAGCCTGGACTATGGTTGAAAAGAACAACTGGACAATGAAGCTCCTGTATGTTTCCTCAACCAACAACCCATGTGGATTGTCAATAAGCTTGTCTATCACGTCATCGTTTGAAAACAGGGTTCTGTCCTTGTTGTTGTCTCTGACATACACAAGTATTTCCCGAATGACGTTATCCGATAGAATGTGGTTCTTGAAGTTGCCAACCAGATATTCTGGATTGATTGAAAAGATGTCAACGAGACACCTTATTCTCAAAGGCAAGAACCCATATGCGTTCTTCAAGTGATCAAGTCCATATGAAAGCATCCTTCCATGCTCAATCAGTTCTGGAACCTTGCATGTGTTGATGTCAACCACGTTCCTCGTGTAGTTCACGATGTCGTCGGTGAGGACAGCTCCAATGTCGTCCGATATCTTGGACAGAAGTTCCCAAATCGACTCTTGGGACTTGTCCTTCCATTCCTCGTTCTGGATATAGTTCCTCAGAAGGTCAGTGAACCTGAACTTGTTTGCGAACGAGAAATAAGTCTTGTAGAGTTCTTGAAGTGTCTATGGTCTTGTCAATGCACTGTTCATGATAATGGTATTTACCATTTGTCATGTCAAAGCAATCTTGTCAACATAATGGAACAGACCATTTTCGCACATTGACCAGAACATCCCAGGAACGGAACCATCCAGACCGAACTTCTTAATCAACTCGGAAGGAAGAAGTGTGGATTTGGTTTCGTAATACGGCGTGTCTTCATTTTTGTTGAAAAACGCGACAAGGCACTCTGGCTTTCCAATGCAGCAACTGATTTTGCAGAATGTAGTTGGATGTTGCGTTTGAATCGTCTGAAGCATGGCGTTGTACCTCGCGGCGAGATTCAACGTGACATCAGCCTTCGTTCCGTCCTTGCCCCATGTCGTTCCACCACCAATCGGGCAGTTCAAGCCGTAGAAGTCAACTGCCAGCTTGCGTCCAACAACTCCGGCGTCTCCGATGGTGGAATGGATGACATACGCGCCAGTGCCATTCACGATGAGTTCATTCAACTTGTAGTCATGGGATGCGAGGGTAAATTTCACGATTCTTTTAATGAATTCCCTCGCAACTCCCTCATTCGCTTCTGTCATAGGAGCGGCAACAACAACCTGCTCAATCGTATGCTCGTCCTTGATGGAGACCAGAACCTTGATGTCAAGTCCAATGGGTGCTTCCCCAGACAACGCCGCCTTGTATAGCCTCGTTCCAATCGCATTGGCGAAATACTTGTCCCTTGGCATGTGGCCGTATTCCTTCTCGTTCGTAGCCATGCCCATGAAGCAACCCTGGTCTCCCCAACCTTCCCTGTCAACACCCTGCGCAATATCGGGTGACTGCTGCCCAATGAAGTTGCTGACCACAACATGTTCAGCATTCAATGTTGCACGGTCTGGCCACTTGGATGCATATTCAGCAGTATAGCCAACCTTGCGGATAGCCTCTCGCACAAGTTCTGCTGTCCAGTCCTCGGTTGGATGCCATTTTGAAGTCACTTCACCAGCTAGATTGCATATGTTACCCTTCATCTGCACCTCCAACGCGAACCTTGTCTTGGGGTCATGCCTCAAATACTCGTCCAAGATGTAGGACGCAATACTGTCGCATGTTCTGTCGGGATGCCCTTGCGATACGAATTCTGATGAACTTGTCATGTTATTCCTTTCTCATTTGAACAAAGCATTTGCCAATACGCAGAGTTTGGGTTTAAGTCCGGGAATCTTTCCAATGGCGAACCTCATCAGATTTCCATTCTTGTTCCGCTCAATCAAGTGCTTCATCTGATAGCCATAGCAATAGATTTCATCCGTGTTCAATGGATACTCAAATGGAGAATCAATTTCAAGACACGCACTTGGAAAGTTCCCACTGAAAATCGCAGCATGGACAAGTTCATGATACGCCCAACCACACTTGTCTCCATAGCCAAACATGTTTGGATTTCTGGAAATATAGGAATTGATGATTCTTGTTTCCCTATAGTAGTTTGAAGTCTCTGTTGGAAACCACTTGCTCGGCATCCATTCCGAATCAGGCACAATGACACATTTCCACTTCATGTCAGAAAGTGCATTTAAGAAGTTTGGCTTGAACACATTTTGGTCAATGTAGTCAAGCCCCTTCAGAATCAAGGGCTTCTTGTCAAGAAGAAACTCCGAAATAATCTTGTCTTCGTTGTTTTCCATCATATACATTATACAACAAAAGATGCTTCCTGTAAAGGAAGCATCTTTCTTTGTCAATCAGATTTTTGCTCTGATTATCTTGCAAGCCTTGCTCTGCGGGCACGAATCTTCCTTGACTCCATGACCTTCTTGGCAAGCCTGCGACGACGGATGGATTCAAGAACCCTCTTTGCACGAAGCTTGCGGGATTCCATTATCTTCTTCGCAAGACGGCGCCTGCGAAGGGACTCCATCACCTTCTTTGCAATCATGCGCTTGCGGGCAGACTCAAGAACCTTCTTGGAAGCACGAGCCTTGCGAGCCTCCATCATCTTCTTCGCCATGCGGCGACGACGGATGGACTCGCGCACCTTTGCCAGACGAGCCTTGCGTGCTGCGCTCTCGCGGAATGCTGGCTTCTTGCCACCACACTCGCATGTGCCACCACACTCCTTGTCAAGGCACTTGCCACCCTTGCACTCGTCACCCTCGCCAATCTCCAACTCACCATCATGGAGATCTTCGAGTTCATCGTCATCGAGATCATCAAGATCAATCTCTTCGTCATTGTCATCGTCATCGTCATCATCGTCATCAGTGGTGGACGAATCATCCTCGGGGAGATCAATACCCTTGTCAGCAGCGATGTCCTTCACTGTGTCAATCACGCCGACAAGAACGTCCTTCACAACATCCTGAACCTCGTCAGCAGAATCGGCTTCCTTGTTATCCTCATCGTCCTCCTTTTCGGATTCGGTTACCCTCGTCCTCTTTGGAGCTTTTGGCTCAATGACAATCATATCTGGAGAAGCCTTTTTCACGGTACCCTGAAGACTGCCAATTCCATCGCTTGAAACGGTAACTTCATCGCCACTGCGATACAGACCATATATCGCATCTCCAATATCTTGAGCCGTCTTCTTGATGCCATGCTTCATCTTTTCAACTCCAGACTTCACCTTGTCTGCAATCTCGCCACCCGTCTTCTTGATGGCATTGCCTAGATCAGACAGAGATTCGTCAAGAGCAATCACAACGCCCTTGTCGGTCTTGTAGAGCTTGCCGCTCTCAGAAACATACTTGAGCGCGCCGTACTTCTGGTTGAAATACTTGCTCTCATCGTACTGCTTCTTCGTAATGTTCAGTTTCTTCATTTTGTTTTTTCCTCTATAGAGTTTTGTTGTTTTCGTGTGAACACCCTCGTTTGACTAGTCATTGAATGTTCAACTGATAATTATTTACATAAATCCACACAAAATCATTTCACAACCTTGTACTTTTCCCTGTGGATTGAAACCGGAATGTCATATGGGAGGCAGATGGTATCAACAACACCTTCAAGCACTGTATCCACGAAACATGGCAACCCAAAGAAAGGGATTGAAATAAGGTTCTCAGGAATGAAACCATCAGGAGAACCATTGTCCGACATCATCTAAGGAAAAGACGCAATCAACGTGATTCCAGCCATTTCCCCAGTGGATTGATAGACAGATTCAATCTCCCTTGAAGTGGTCGGCCATCTAACATAGGCGTTCATGCATCCTGTCAAGGACAAGATGCAAATCAATGCACAAATGTCAAGAAAAATCTTCATCAATCACCAAGGTTTGAACCGGAACGCGCGGAACGCGCATATCCATCTGAGATTGCCTTGCTCATTGAATCATGCGCACCCGAGTCAATCCATTCCTTCATCATGTCAAGAATGTCCCTTACTTCCTTGTCGTTTGCTCTGTCTCCAAGCAAATCCTCAAGTTCGTAAATTGCTGTCTTGCGTCCCGAATCCATCGCTGATCTGTAAAGGTCTTTCACAGTCTCAACTTCCTCCGGCTCAACCGCCATTTCAAGCTTGTCACACATTGTCAACATTCTCTCGTTGAAAGCAGACTCGCCATACGTTTTTTCATCTTCTGACCCATCGTCCAACTCAATTTCCTTGTCGTCAATAGAGGCTTTTTCGCCCATTCCCATTTCGTCACGGCAGTCCACAAGTTCCTTGAGATGCTCACGCTCGTCCTTCAAGAAACCAGAAAGCATCACGTTCAAGTCAAGTTCAGTGTGCGGAATCGTGTCCTCGTAGATGTCAATGGCTTCTTCCTCCGAAAGGATAAGCTGGTCAACAATCTCAGTGGTGGACATTCCATCCTTGAACTTCAGAATCGTGCCATTCGTGATTTGAGCCATTTCGTCTCGATCAGTCACAACCTTGATCCCCTTTGACTGCATCCACTCATAGAGGTTCTTGAAGTGGTCTTCAAGTTCGTCCTCCCCATTCTTCTCCGCGATTTCCTCAAGCCTGTGCTGCTTGTTGCCCTTCATCGCGACAATCGCCAGACGATACGCCTCAGAAGCAAGGAACTCGTCGGCAAGAATAGAATTCAACCTCTTGGCAAGTTCCTCTGACACTTCATATGATTCATTGATTACTTTCATCGTTCAATCCTCGTTGTTTACCCATTTATCATATTCCTCGCGCTTCACCTGGAACAGTACTTCTTGTATTTCCTTGTTGCTTATGCAAGAAATGGCTTCGTACAACCCACGTTCAGAACCATTGTCAATAAATCCGAGAATGAGACTTCTCACAGCCAACGCAAACTCGGTGGGGTCTTTCTTGATAATGTCACGCAATTCCATGTCGGTATCCATGGATTCCTTCACCAATGGCTTCCATCCAAATTTTCTTTTCATCATTTCACCTTCGTAAATTGGTTATATGTGTATTTACAAAAAGGCTACTCGTAAACCATGTATGGTCATCAAAAAATTGTAAATATCCATAAGGAACTTTCAACAAAAACAAAAATGCTATACATCAAAAGACTATCAGGAAAAAGAATAAACGTTTTCAACACATCCTTGTTGAATGACAGAATGCGTGAATTGATAACTTCAATGTGTTCTGAAATAGCAACGGAATTGGAAGAACTTGCAAGAAACAGTGAACAACCACGAGGCAACACCTCAATGGCTACAAGGGGATGGATGAGCATCGGAGATTTGGCGGATGAATTGGTCAGTCTTGCTGGTTCTGCAATAAACTATACTATAGTGACAACGCTTGTGGTTATTCCAAGTCATGTAGAATATCTTTACCTCAAAACAATCAATCCATACGACTATACAGACGAGGAAATGTTGTTTGAGGTGGTGATTCCATCAATGAAACGTCAAATAAATGGACTGAAAATAACTTTGACGACACTTACAACATCTTACATGATTCAAGATGGAATATCAGAAGTGATAAACTCCATTCCTGGTTCAGGAATAGAAATTATACCAATTCCAAGACGTTTGACAACAGCGATGAGAGACATTATGGTGTCTGAAGAAGTTGCAAACTAGTGTAAGCAGAAATTCATTGAATGGTGTAATGAACACATCCCTGGCATAATGAAAATACCACAAGATGTTGTGGACATTGTTGGCAGGTTCAATCCACCTTCCACTGGAGTCTTTATGGATGACAGCCAACTTGCTGAAATAATCGTGAGACAAAAACTTGCATGGATGAGGAAAAAATACACTTTTGACAGACCTCAATCAAGTATATCTGGACATCAACCAAGTATATCTGCTTGATTGTTTCACCTCAGTCGCACTTGTCAAATATCGTCAATTGTAGCATGGACATAATTATACCACATCATGGTAAATATCCATGCAACGAGGGACACAACATGCTATACTTGAAACGATTGATAGGAAATAAAATAAATGTCATAACGCAATATGTCGATATCTCAGAGTTTTTAGGCAAAATGACTTCATTTGCAACAGAAACGGTCAACATCGTAAGAGACGAAATCACATATCTGACATCGGGTTCTAAAGACATTTCCACACCTAGGGGGTGGCTTACACCAATTGGTGATGCTGCAAAAGGACTATTGGGAATTGGATCTTCAATAACAATGAACGTGCAAAAAACGTTGTTGTACGACATCCCAAACGACATCATAGATATAATTGACGACAGCCCAGTTGGGCCATATGTGCCAACAACGCCCATAAAAATAACATTAATTACTGGGGAGACAATCATCGTTGTCACTGACGTAATAGTGGTGCTAGGAGGCTATGGAATTATAAACTCAATTCCTGGAGCAAGGGACACACAGCCCCAGCTTGAAGAAATTTATTTGTCTGACGAACAAATCATGCAATCGTGCATCAAAGTGATACACAAAATAAATAATCTGGCGAAAATGACATTTGGATGGGACGACTACTTTTGGAACAATGCGGAACCTATAAGGAATTTCATTACTGGGGAGACAACAATAGATGAATTCCTCGACACCACAAGAAACGCAATGAGCAGCTTACAGGAACTGTCCAAATCAAATTTCCCATCAGAACCAAACAAATATGTCAATTTACTTTCATTGGGAATCCAAGCACACAAAAGTAACTTAGCATTGAAGTCGTTTATGGAAGATCCAACGTGGCATAGAACAATGAAAAAACTCGCAAATGGCGTATTCTCAATATAGGCTTGTTGACTAATCGTCAACTCAAATATCGTCAATCGAGTATTCAAGGTTGGCAACTGTTGACGGGTTGTACTTGATTAGGCTGTCCATGTTCAATGCCTTAAGCATTCCCTTCAATGGGGAAATGACAACCTTTTCCATCATCTTCGGGTAGTCAATCTCGAATATGTCGTCAAACTCCTTCGGCCACTGCTTTGGTGGGAATCCAATCTGGGAAATGCCATACTTGTTTGAGGGCTTGATGTAGATTGTCTGAACCTTGTCCTTCACGTTGATCAACGCGTACTTCTTGTCCAGTTTCAGCTTCTTCACAATCTGGTTGTAGTAGTTCGCGCACTTGCCAATGCCAGTAGCCCCCTTTGCCTCAACCAAGAATCCATCCATCTGGGACTCGGTTCCATATCCCTGCCATTTGGCGAGCTGGTTCGGGGACATCTTCAACAGCTCCTGATACACCTCGTCCATCTTCTTCCGAGCGGCTTCAAGGTTGAAGTTGGGGTCAAGGACTGCCGTGAAATAGATGTCCTTCATGAACTTCTTGATTTCTGGTGGAACGACGGCCTTCTTCAACTCGATTCCGGTGTACTTGAACTTGTCAACAATCTTCGGACCCTCGTCAACTATCTTGTGTACGATGTAGTGCTTTGGAGACTCGAATATGCCACCAGATGTCATATACTCCAACCCATACTTCATTGGTGCGGCGTTTGAGGTGTGGAATTCCTTTGTGACGAGTGCCTGGACATGTGGAACAAGGTATTCGTCTGTGAACTTCTGCATGTGGTTCCAGAGGGACAACTTCTGTTCGTCGGTCCAGTTGTTGATGTTCTTGTCCCAGCCATTCTTCTTGATGAAGTCCTTTGTCACCGCCTCAAGGTTCATGAAGTACGAGTCTGTGTCGCCCGAGGCTGTAATCACATAGTCATCGTCAACATTATAGTTCTCCTTGAGCCACTTCTGGTAGAACAGACGTCCATTGTAGTTGCAGAACCTTCCTGCCCTTGTCACTGACTGCGCAAGCCCTATGGAATGGAGAAATGGACATCCTGTCGTCGACAAGGCCCCATAGATTGAATTTAAGCAAATCTTTAAGGCTTGTTGGAGGTTCTTGAGGTTCTCCACTCTGGTAAGAAGATTCTCCTTCTCCACCAAATCCTGGCACTTCGCCGACGCCAAGTCGCACTTGAACATCTCCCCCTTTGTGGCTTTCCTTCGGTTGAAGAACACCTCTGCCCAGTCCGCAATCACGCCCCGCTTCACTTCGTGCTTCAAGAACAATGTCATGTTCGTTGGGCATATGATGAGTTTTGTGTCAAGGAGATGCCGCAAGGTCTTTGCGTCAATCTCCTTTTCCATTGGGGTCTGCATGTCAACCCTGTCAATTATCAACTTGAACACGTAATCGTCTGGATAGCCATCTATGCCACCCCTTGTCATCCAATCGTTGTCAAGTCCACCTTCACCTGCATACCCATCGTCAATGCGTCCAACGTATGTCTCAATGGAGAGGTTCAACATGCGCATAGCCGATGGATAAAGTGAATTATAGTCAACTGTAGCAGTTCCATACATGTATCGTCCAACAACTGGGGGGATGACCCATGCTCCCTCGAACTTCACCTTCTCGCGGAAGTTGTTGGCATAGGAGTTGAATATCATGTTCTCTCGGTGCTTCTTGCAGAAGATTGTGATTGTTGGAACGAGATATGGAGCAGACTGATAGATGAAGTCGTAATTCGTCAATCCAAATCCAGACACCGTCCTCGCCAAAGGAATCAACTTGCACTTCTTCTCGATGGCGGCAAGGAGGTCAACGTCTCGAACGTTGTACTCGTAGAACTTCTGCCAGTCGGTCAAGTACAAGTCCTTGAGCGTTGTCTCATACGCAACCTTTGAGCCAAGTCCCTCGGCAAGTCCCACGTTTGACAAGCCATATCCACCATCCAACGCCTGCTTCACGCCGAACTTCTTTGAATACAGAACCAAATCGTCAGCCTGGAACATTCCGGCTATGTTCACCCACTCTATCTCCTCCTTCTCAATCCGCTTGCCATTCTCGTCCTTCTGGTCTGACTTCTCATGCACGATTCTGTAGTCTTCAAGTGGAGACAGGAATCTGGCTTTCGCCTTGCCCAGCACGTTCTCAATCCTTCTGACGATATAGGGCATATCGTACCATCTGCTGTTCCATCCACACACAACGTCGGGATAGTTGGTTGCCCAAAAACAGAGGAAATGCTTGAGCATCTCGGCTTCGTTTCCGTTAAAGTTGTCGTATACATTGTGATCTGAATCCAATGCTTTGCAGGGCTTCAAAGACCATGTATGGAACTTCCAGTCCTTTGAGTCCAGAATGGTTATCATCAGAATCTTGTCGACCGCCTTGTGGGGCATGAGCGACGTTGCCGAAACCTCGGTCTCGATGTCGATGAAGAACACGCGCTGGAAGCCCTTGTTGAATGTCTCCTCCTGCGCCTCCTGCCAAAATATCTGCTGCATGAACTCGTCGCATGGATCCTGGTTCTGGACAATCTGCTTCTCACAGTAGTCCGGACGTTTCTTCCACGAATTCACCCATTTCCTTCTCTGCGCCCCATTATCAAAAACCTCCTGCACCACGGGAAAACCATAGGCATCAACCATCCCAGTCTTCGTCATTTCGTCAGACTTGTCAATTCTGTGCCAAAGGGTTGATGGGAAGTTCTTAACCTCAACCACGATTGGGTTGTGTGTCATCTTCTCGTAGCACTTGAGGAATATCTTCCCATTATCGTCAATCTTTGGGTTCATCCCCAGGGGATCGTAGTAGACCCAGCAATAGCCATCGTTCGGCTCAATGATGTCGCGTATCTTCTGTACGTCAAATCCAACAGTGTAGTCAATCTTTACCATATCCA